CCATCATAAGAAGTATAAAACATAATATGTATAATAAAATAAAACAATAATAAAATGGCAGTAGTAAATCCAAACGAAATGTTTTTCACAGCTTTTGAACCAAAAGTTGCCAATAGATTTATAATGTATGTAGATGGTATACCATCATATATGATTAAAGAAGTAGGTGAACTTAAAATAGAGCAAGGTGAAATAGTATTAAATCACATTAATACTTATAGAAAAGTAAAAGGAAAAGCTAAATGGTCTGATTTATCAATGACATTGTATGATCCAATTACGCCATCAGGAGCACAAGCAACTATGGAGTGGGTTAGATTACACCATGAATCAGTTACTGGTAGAGATGGTTATAGTGATTTCTATAAAAAAGACGTAACAATTAATGTATTAGGTCCTGTAGGAGACGTAGTTTCTGAATGGATTATAAAAGGTGCATTTATTAAAGATGCAACATTTAAAGGATATAATTGGGATACTGAAGCAGAAGCTCAAGATATCTCATTAACTCTAGGGATGGATTACTGTGTGTTAAATTTCTAAAAAAGAAATTACATATATTAAAGAATAGCTTGGCTTTGGTCAAGCTTTTTTTTATATTAAATATGTATACACGAAATTAAGTTATAACTAATAAAAGATATGAGCGAATCAAAATTAAAATTCCCAACAGAAATGGTAGAACTTCCATCAAATGGAATAGTTTACCTTAAAGAAAACCCATTATCATCCGGAAAAGTAGAAATGAAATACATGACTGCTAAAGAAGAAGATATATTAACTAATCAATCCTATATTCAAAAAGGTACAGTATTAGATAAACTATTAGAAAAATTAATAGTATCTGAATGTAATTATAAAGATTTAGTAGTAGGTGATAAAAATGCATTATTAATAGCTGCTAGAATATTAGGTTATGGTAGTGATTATGAATTTACATATAAAAATGAAACAATTAAAGTAGATCTATCAACTTTAGAAAATAAAGAATTTGATAAATCTAAATTTGAGCAAGGCCAAAATGAATTCCCATTCACTTGCCCTAAATCAGAAACAATTCTTACATTTAAATTATTAAATCATGGTGATGAAACTGCAATTGATAATGAATTAAAAGGTTTAAAGAAAATAAATAAAAATTCCTCTCCAGAACTATCAACACGTCTTAAATATATGATAGTATCAGTTGATGGTTCAAGTGAAAAAAAAGATGTTAGAGATTTTGTAGATAATTACTTTTTAGCACAAGATTCTAGAGCATTTAGAAACCATGTTAGGGATTTCCAACCAGATGTTAATTTAAAAATACCTATAGATACAATAGAGGGTGGCGAAGAGGACATCACCATCCCTATAGGGCTTAACTTTTTTTGGCCTGACGCAGACTTATAGAGTAAGTTTATTTTCTCAAATCCATGATATAGTATTTCATGGTAAAGGAGGTTACGATTGGCATACTGTTTACAACATGCCTATATGGTTACGTAATTTTACATTTCAGAAAATAAATGATTTTTATATAGAAGAAAATAATGCTGTTAAGAAACAACAAGGGCAGAGTAGTAGTAGTAGTAAATCTTTAACCACAGATGGTAAGGTAACTGCACCTGAGTTTCTTAAAAACGCAAAACGAACAACACCACCAAGTTATTCGACAAAGGCATCTAGAAAATAGATGCTTTTGATATTTATAACAAAATAATCCTATATGTCTAAGGACAAAATAAATAAACTAACTGACGCACAAAGAGAATACAACGCAGAAATTAAGCGTGGTGAGAGTCTTTATAGAGAATTCCAAGGAACTTTTGAAAGTATAGCAGGCGAATTAGGAAAACAGGTATCTGAAACTAAAAGAGCTGCTATGGAGTATAGTAAATTAGTCAGCATATCTAAAAAATTAGCTGAAAATGAAGAAGACATTAGTAGACTATCAGATAAACAACTTGCTAAGTATAAATCTAGTGCAATAGCAGCTGCTGAAGAAGTTAAAAGAATTGTAGAGTTAGTTTCCTTAAAGCAAAAACAAGGCATCCAGTTAAATGAAGAAGAAAAGTCATTACTATTAGCTAAAAAAGAAAACTTTATTCAAGAGGAGAGCTTAGTAGGTAAAATCACAGAAGAAATAGCAGGAAGAGAAAGGTCTAATGAAGCCATGGGAGTTGCAGGTAATTTACTTTCAAGTCTAAATACAATGGCTGGAGGATTTTCAAAAGCTTTAAAGCTCGATAAAGTTGAAAAGGATATGCGAGCTGTTGCTGATTCTATAGAAGAGGGAGGAGAGCAATTTGGTAAGATGAAAGTATTAGCAGCAGGTGTAGGATCAGCTGTTAGAAATCTTGCTGATACTTTAACAGACCCATCTGTTGTATTAGGTGCTATTGCGGGAGCTTTTAAAGAACTTGGAAAGTCCCAACGAGAGTTTAGAAAAGTAACGGGGCAAAATGCTGAGCAATTTTCTGCTCTTAATGGAAGTCTAGCTTTATCAACAGAACAGATAGAGACCATGACAGAGTTGAGTAAAGAACTAGGTGTAAATGCCAATATCTTTGATGAAGATACAATTGTTGAAGTAACCGAATTAACAAAGCAAATGGGTATGGGGGCTCATGAAGCTGCTCAATTAGCTAAGTTTGCAAAATTAAGTGGTCAAGAATTATCTACAGTTACAGGTAATATGGAATCATCTTTTACATCGTTTGTTAAAACGAATAAAGTTGGTATAAATATATCTGATGTAATGAATGATGTAGGTAGTGCTTCAGCTGCTGTAACTTTATCATTAGGAAGCCAACCTGGGTTGATACAGGATGCTGCTATGGAAGCTCGAAAATTAGGGTTATCATTAGAGCAAGTAGATAAGATAGCAGGTTCATTATTAGATTTTGAATCTTCCATTCAAGCAGAAATGGAAGCTGAAATGCTTATTGGTAAGGAAATTAATTTAGATAAAGCTAGACAACTAGCCTTAAATAATGATTTAAAAGGAGTAGCAGAAGAATTAGGAAATAATCAAGCAGTACTAAAAGCCTTTTCATCTGGTAATAGGATACAGCAAGATGCAACGGCTAGAGCTATGGGTATGTCTAGAGAAGAAATGGCTAAAATGATATACCAACAAAAAATACAAAGTGGATTAACAACAGAACAAGCCGCAAAAGTAGCAGATATATCATTAGAGGAAGCAAAACGATTAAGTACTACAGAACAAATAACAAAATCTTTAAATAAATTAGCTCAAGCTGCTGCTAGTATATTAGATTTTTTCTCACCTATATTAGCAAACGTAACAGTATTAGCATTAACATTAACTTCAGTTGCTTTTATTTTGGGGGCAAAAATATTAATAGCTCTTAAAGGATCTGTTGCAGAAATGAAAACATTAGGAAAAGAAGCATTATCATTTTTAAAAACTACAGGACTTATTGAGAAAGTAAAAAGTGGTTTTGGTTCATTGTTTGGGGCAAAGCCTAAACAAAGTGGTATTCCATTTTTAAGTGCTATGAATAAGTCAGTACCTACAGGACCAATGGGACCTATAAATAAAGCTGGAGGAGCAATTGGAGGATTAACAGATAGTACAAAAGATATAAAACCACAATCCGGGTCAATGATTAAAAGATTTCTTACAGGAATTGGGGACGGATTATCATCTCTTGGTAAATCTATATCAGGATTAGGACCTGCAGGGTTAGGTTATTTAGCAGCTGGTATGGCAATATTTACCTTATCTATAATGGGTGTAGGAAAAGCTCTTGGAATGGCGGCACCAGCATTTAAAGCATTTGGAACTATTATAACTTCAATATTTGGAGGAGTAGCTACTGTAATATCAGCTGTGGCATTAGGAATTGTTACAATAATGGAAAGTATGACAGTGGAAAAAATCAAACCCATGTTTTTATTAGGAGCAGCATTATTTGGAATTGCAGGAGGTTTAGCACTTATGGCTACAGCAGGATTAGGAGCATTACCTATTATAGGTGCCTTAGGAGCTTTAGCTTTAGTAGCAGCACCATTAGCACAATTAGCAGGAGTATTTGGTGGTGGGGGAGATGAAGGAAATGGTGGAGAAGATAAAATTGTAAAAAAACTAGATGAACTTATTGATATAGCTAAAAAAGGAACAGTTATAATGATGGATGGTAATGTAGTAGGTCAAACAGTACAACGTGCATCTTCT